CACGCACCATCATTGTCAGACTCTGCAAATCCTCTAGGTGAAGTTTTTTTAGTTTTTAAGAAATTCCAATTCATTTAGTATAAATATAAAAAGGTATGACTCGCAATTACGCAAGTTACACCCTTATTATTAAAATTAATATCCTCTGTTTTCACAACACTAGATTTATTTGACAAATATATAATATTATTTTATATAAATTCTTATTATTTAAAAATTATCCGTATAATAATGCTTTATATTTTATTTTCAAAATATTAGCAGCACTAGCTAAACTATCAATAGCATCTTTCTTATGCGTATTTTGCCCTTCTCTTTCATAACTTGTAACGTGATTAATAAATCTTGAATACTCTACATTACTTTGATAGTTTTCATCAAATATGAAATGCTTTTTAATAAACTCACTATTACTCAATATTCTTGCCTCTTTTGGTATTGTAACCGTAAATGGCTTAACTTTTGTATTATTACTCATATCACGCTTCAATAACATAAAAGCAGCAGCTCCAATTCCATTTACTTCTAAAAATACTTCCTCAATAAAATGCTCTCTACTTTTATCAATCAATTTCTCGTTGATTATCTCAATACCATCTTTACTATGAATTATATCCTTTACAAAACATAATAGCTTACCTTCAATAATTGCAACGTGCATAAATGGAATAGAATAATAATCTCCTCCAGTATTAGCGGGGTCACCTACCGCAAACTTAAATACAATAGAACTTATCGGTATGTTATTGAAATTGTAAAATTGTAACGATTGTAACGGTAATAACTTTCCAATTAAGTCTTGTGGGTTCTGTTGATACTGTGTTTCAAATACATTCTCGTCAATTTGACGAATATTATTCAATTCAGCTAATGTTTGCTTAAACTCCCATAATGCGTGTTCATTTCCGTACTCATCAACAGTAATGCAAGGAATGTCAATAAATGTCCATTCTTCTTCTTCTGTTTCTTTTAAATAGCCAATTAAGTCATTTGAGTGCAATCTTTGCCCAATTACAATAATCGGTGTTTCCCTACTGTTAGTTCTCGACCTAATCGTAGTTTCAAATCTCTCATTTACTCTTTGCCTCTTTAAATCAGAAAGAGCATCATCAGGTTTCAATGCGTCATCGATAATAATCGCCCCAGCAAATACTTTTGTCTGTTCAGGTAAATTTTCGAAAATCTCTCTATCAACTTCTCCCGCACCAAAACCTGTAATCTGCCCACCCGTTGCAGTTGCATAAACTCCACCCCCTCGTGTAGTATGCCACTTATTCTTACTCGCACTTGTCTTACTTATTTCTACATAAGGAAAAATAGTGTTATAATCTTCACTCCCTACGAAATCTCTAGCACTTTCACTATTATCAAACGCCAAACTCTGTGAATAACTCAAATGTATAAACTTACTACTTGGATTATGCGCTAAACCCAATGCAATGAAGTTTTTAACAGCTAACTCCGTTTTTCCATATCTTGGTGCTATACTAATGCATAACTTCTTAATATCGCCTCTAATCACCTTATCCAACGCGTCGCAAATTATTTCGTGATGTGAATTAACTACAAAACTCCTACCATACCTCTTTTTAAAAAAATACTTCGTAAATGTCATACAACTCGACATTAACTTTGCCTGAACAATACGCATTTGGTCAATAGCCACTTCTTCACTCATAATCTTAGTTTGTTATGCAAATATATAATTATTTTATTTATAATTCATAAATTCATTCAAAGGTATCAAAACTACCCTAGATGTATTATTATCTCCTACCGACATCACTTTTCCTAATTTGTAATACTTTCTACAAATTTCCTTTAACCTACTCGCCTTGACTATAACCATCAATTCATCATTGTAACCACCAGAAAATATAATACACCAATACTCAGCCTCAGATTTAGCAATACCACTCTTTTTACCCCTACTCTCATACTCAATCGCTATATTACCACTCTTGTAAATCCAACTATCCCTTTTGACCTCTATCGTCTTATTATTTAAAATACTAGCCAACATATCCTCGCCTATCTGACCTACCTTTAAATCGTATCTAAAATCGTTGCAATGCTCCATAAGTACTTTTTTTATAATCAGATTTTTTGTAAAAATTTTTTTTTGAAACCCATTTTGCTAAAGGGAATTTTTGGGAGGGATTTTTGGTAAAAAATATTTTGAGGGTATTATAGCGCCCTACCTCCATCCTTCAAAAGTTTTCATTCTATACCGCCCTTCCTACATTTGGTTATTCTCTCCAGCGTGTGCATCAACCTAACTAAACCCTTATGCCTATTGACTTCTTATTTTTCACCTTTGCACCTTTGTACCTTTGTTATTCCTACAAAATAGCGGTTTTTGGCTTGGTTTTGTGTTGGTGACTGGTTAAACTATCACTTTTTAATGAAGAAAACTGTAATTAATCTTTGAGTTCGTTCAATATAACGTTTATGTTTTCTATTGTAAGCGGTGCGCCTGTTTTTACTTCACCATCAAGAGTCAAGCGGTCACCGTATTTCTTTGGCATTAGCTTTGACAATAGCCATTTATCGGTGTCAAGTATCAAGCGGTCACGCTGCACCGATACGGGGTTTGGTTTCAAATTGCCTTCGCTATCAGTATAGAAATCATTACTACGGTTGTGGCTGTTTCTCACCATTCTTTCCGCTATTAGGTCGGCTCTGGCTTCCATTGCTCGTGTGTATTGATGAAGTAAGATTGTGTCTTTTTGTATCATATCGTGAAACGTTCGTGTATCAATCCCGATTTGTTTGGCTGCTTTGTTGAGGCTTTCGGCTTTTGTTTCTATTAGTTTTATGATTGCTTTACATTTTGTTTGTCTTACTTCTTCGGCTTCTTTGCTTCTATGGTTTATAGTGGTGATACTTTTAATAGTTGTTTGCGGTTCTGTTGTTCCTGGTGCTTGTTTCTCTGTTGTGTTAATCAATTCCTTTGCTCCTTTGCTTATTGTTAGAGTGTTTTTTATTGGTTGTTTCTTCTCTATTGGTTTTGTAGTGATAGTTTCAATAGTTTTCTTTTCTGTTGTTTTTTTCTTAATTGCCATTTTTATATGTTTTTAGCTTGTTTAATGCAAAGTTATGCAATTTATTTATAAGTTGTTTGTTTTGGTTTTATTGTTTCTTATATGCTTTATTATGCAATTATATGAATTAATACTTTTACTATCTTACTTTGTCGTCTTTTCTTACAATAATATATATCTTTATGTTATTAATTATCAACTAATTACATTTATTTTCAATTTATTTTAATGTTTTTTATAAAATACTTCTATAAATGTTTGTAGGTATTATATAAACAACCTATATTTGTTAAAGAATTAAGGCAGTAATTTAATTCTTTAGTTCTTTGAAATTTTGACAGTTTACCAGGTGGCACCCTAATTTGTAAAAAGCTATATTAACAAGTATTAATATAGAAATCTTTTAAGCCTCTAACGGACACCGAAAAAGTAAACAAAAATAGCCTTATAATTCAGAATTTTTACTCAACTCGTTTATTGAGGTAAGGCACTAACTTTAAAACTAAACAAAATGAATACAATTAAACAACTTGCTCCAAATCAATTTTATTTTTTTAATGATGGTAAAATTATTTTTCAATCTTATGATACAATTGTTTGCATTATTGATGAAATAGGAACAATTTTAATAACTGAAAACCAGCCACAAAGTAAAACAACAGCAAAGTATTTAAATAAATTTTTATCTTTGAATACGCCAATTAACAACTATAAAAATATATAATTAATTTTAATAAACAACTAAAAAAAACATTATGAGAACTAATTCAAAACAAGTTAGAAACGCTATTAAACAACATATTTTGGAAAGCATTACAGACAATGAAGGAAATAATTTTAATGACTTAAAAAGCGCCTGTAATCGCTTAAATGATGAATTTAAACGGGTTGCAAACCATAGTTATAATTTACAAAAGTTTCCCAATACGCAAAATAGATTTAGCGATTATTTGCAAGGCTTACCGTTTAATTTTTTATATATGAATTATGAAATTAATAATTTTATAAATGAAATAACAGAAAACACAAAGGAATTTGATATAAATAAAACATTGCATTTATATCATTATTTAATTTATTCAGAAACTCAAAAAAACCTTTAATATTTAGAAATTATGACAATTTACACAATAAAACAAAACTTACAAAATGCACCGTATTTTTTTACTAGAAAATCGATGAAATTTTTTAACCAAACTTTAAAGGATTTTAAGGTTTACAAATTAGAAAATGGAAACTATTACTTAACCGCTCCAACATTTGACAATAGAGGCAATCAAATGGGGTTTACAGAACGTGAATTCAACCCAATAACAAACATATTTGTATAATGAAACGTAAAAAACCAACTCCAGGAACTAACATAAACGTATTTATAACGCTATTAACTTTTTTCGTGTTGATAGTTTCAGTATTAATCCAACTTTAAAAACTTAAAAAAAATGAAATTAGTAAAAAAATTAAAAGATAGTTATTTTAAAAAATTAGGATATAATATAAGCGATTTTGAATTGAAATCATTTTATACAAATGGAACTTTAATTTTAAGCGATACACTTGAAAATGAATTAATACAATACTTTGAAAACAATAATATATAAAAACAACTTTTAAGGCACTATTTTAACAAAACAACACAAATATACTACTAACTTATTTTAGTGCCTTATTTATACTTTAAACAACTAAATTTTAAACTTATGAACTCAATAAACGAACAAATTAATTTGCAATTTGATAAAGTTGCTAATTTACTAAGCAATACAAATGAATTTAAAAATAACTTTTGTTTTTTATCAATATCAGACAAAGGAATTATTTTTAGTGATTTAAATTTTAACAATCATTTTTTAATAAGTAAAAAAAACAAAAAAAATCTACTTAGTTATGATTTGGAAAGTATAAAACTAATTAAACAATTTTAAATAAATGATACAAAATAACTCTAGTACATTAGGCTGTTTAAAAAAAATATTAATCAATCTAAAAAAAGAAAATAACCCGAATGATTTAGAATTGATTAAATTTTATGAGAATAAAATAAATATAGAAACTATAAAAGCATTGAAAAAATTGTCTATTCAAAAAATGCTTTGCCCTAACTTATATTAACTAACTATAAAATTGGCAATAATTCTAAGTTATTGCCAATAATTTAAAAACTAAAAAAAATGAATTGTATTAAATATTATAATCCAAAAAATAATCGTTATCAAATTAGCGAAATTTTAAAAGTAGAAAAAGATATAATTTTTTGTTATAATAAAAAAGCAAATTATTACTATCAAGAAAGTTTAAAAAATTTAATAAAACTTTCAGAAAAAGAAAATCCTGATTGGGAAGGATTAACAAAAAAACCTTTAATAATTATAAAATATAAAAACTTTACTATTTAAAATTAAATAACTAAAAAACTAAAAAAAATGCAAACTACACTATTTGAAGTAAAATTTTATAACGGTTCAAAATTCAATGTTTTTTGTGCCAATAGCGCACAAATTAATAGATTTTTAAAATATATCTTAAAACATAGAAACGAAATAGAATATTGGAAAAATTTAGTTGATGGTATTCACACAATAACACAATTTGAAAAAATTACTACTAATTTACTAAACTAAACAAAATGAAACAAATAACTACATTATTAAACAAAATTAGCTTTGTGCTATATTCTGGAAAGTCTTTAAATATTAACTACTAAAATAAATAAAATGTATAAAATAACCTATTTTGAAAATAATTCAGATACTATCCAAATAATGGTTTTTAAGGGCGAAAACGCCTATAATTTAGCTATTTTATGGGGTAAAAAATATATCCGAAATTTTGATATTGATATAATAACAGAAATAAATTAAAAAAAAATGTT